CATTGTCCCACTGTCATGCTACTCGCCGCGATTGCCGCGGCTTGTCCCGGGAGTGGGCCGAAGGTCGCCTGATCGAGGAGCCGGCGCGCATCGTTCACGCCGGCGAAAGCGACATCGTAGGCCGGGTCGTAGACCGCGCCATCGACGACGCTCAGCATCGCCGGTTGCGAGAGGGTTTTCACTGCGAGCGCGTCCTCACTCGGAGAGCATCCTCACTTGCCATCGTCCGCGCTTACCTGTACCTGGTAGGTGCCGGCCATGCCCACCCCATCCCAGTGCAGCATGATTTGATTGTCGACGAGCGAGACCGAGAAGCCCTGCACCAGCGGCTCGAGCGCCACGAGCAGCGGATCTCCGTCGGGGTCGGAGACGTTGCCGTAGGGCACGGAGGCCGGGGTACCGACCATGAAGGAGAGCGCTGCGGGCGGCTGCGTCGAGAACACCGGCGGCATGTTCGCCGGCAGCTCGGTGACCGTGATCGTCCCGCTGATCGAGAAAGTCTTCGCCATCGTGAGCCTCGCCCGTCAGGGCCGTGAGGAATGGGATTGATGTCTTACAAAAACCCGCCAGCTCATGCCGCGTAGTGCGACGCTGCCGCTCGCGCTCAGGGCATCGGCACGTAGGTGAGCCGCGCGAGCGCCACCCGCTGGCCGGCCTGCACGTTGACGCTCGTGAGCTGGATCCGCCCGCCGCCGCCGATCTCGCTCACCGAGTAGATGATCTGAGTGCGGCCCGCGGCGTCCTGTAAGTGTGCCTGCGCGATCTTGCCGCCGAGCGCATTCTCGTCCGCGGCGATCGGGTTGGCCTCGGCGGTGAGGTCCTCGGCGATCGGCCCGAAGGCCGGCAGGCTGAGCCCGAGCACCGCGACCTCCGCGCCCTCCGCGCTCTTGAAGACGAGCTGGCCGGCGCCGGGGCCCTGGTCGAGCCGGCCGAGCACGAGCGCCGCCGCCGCCTTGCGCACTTCCGGCGGATGATTGATCACGCCCGACTCACTTGCCCGGCAGCGTCTCGACCGGCTCGCTCCCGATCGGGTTGCCTTCGGCGTCGAACACCACGCGCCGCGGTCCGGCTGCGCGCGCGGCGACCTGGACGAGGCCGAGCTCGAGCTGCTCCGCGGAGGCCTCGAGCGCCTGGCGCGTGCGCGCCGCCTCGCTGCGGGTCGCCTCGCCCACCCCGCGCACCGCCTGGCCGAGCGCCTGCAGCGTCTCATCGAGGCGCACGTTCGAGTCGCGGAAGGTGCCGAGCGTGTCGGCGAGGTTGCGCGAGGTCTCGTCATCGAGGCGCACGTTGAACTGGGGCGCGAGATTCACCTCCGGCGCGGCGACGTTCACCACGGGCGCCGCGACTTCCACCTTGACTCCGCGCATGTCCTCGTCCTCCTCAGTCGGCTCAGACTCCGGTGCGGATGCTGCCGGCGCGGGCGTGGGCTCGGGCTCGGGCTCGGTCTCCTCGAGCGTGCTCATCGCCATCGGGCGGAGCGGCCGGTTGAACTCATCGCCCGCGAGGCGCGGCCAGTCCTCGAGCTCGCGCACCTCATTCCGGCTGAGGAACGGGCCGCCCGCCGCCTGCGCATAGCCCTCCATCCGGGACCGGAAATCGCCGCGCAGGAGCCCCTCGAGGCTGAAGCGCGCGTAGAAGCCGCTGCCGCGCCCGAAGAGCTTGCGGGCGAGCTCCTGCTCGATGCGCGCGAGCCACGGGATGATCGTGTGCTTGGCGTAGCCGATGTCCATCTGCTCGATCCCGGTGCCCCACGAGGTCTGCCGCTCGGTGTCGCCGGCGAGATGCGGCGGCACACCGTACCAGCCGAAGATCTCGCTCCGGCTGAACTTGCGCGACTCCAGGAGCTGCGCGTCCTCGAGCGGCATCGTGTAGGTGTGGAGCTTCGCGCCCTCCTCGAGCACCAGCACCTTGAAGGCGTCCTGGGAGCTGCCGAACTTCTCGGCGATCGAGAGCGCGAGGTTCTGCTGCGCGGTCTCTTCCATGCGGCTCGGCACCTCGAGGATCGCCCCGGGCTTTGCGCCGTTGCCGAAGAAGCTCGCGGTGAAATTTTCCATCGCGCGCGCGAGCCCGAGCGCCTCGCGCTGCGCCTGGATCACCGACACGCCGCGGATGCCGTCGTAGCCGAGCCCCGGCACGTGCAGCACCTCGTCGGCCGGCAGGTCCTCGGTGATCGAACCCTCGCGCACCCGGTAGCGCTGCTCGCCCTGCTCGGTGCGGTAGGGCTCGACCGTCCAAGGCATGAGCGGCAGGAGCTCCGAGGCGGTGCCGCTGCGCATCCACTCGATGCGGTTGTAGCTGTTGCCCCACAGCATGAGGTGCGAGACGAGGAGCTCGCGCCAAACGAATGAGGAATGATAGGCGTTCGGTGAGTCGTGCAGCAGCGGATAGGCCCAGTAGCGCGAGGCAAGCGTCTGCCGGCCCTCCTCGTCGCGCCGGTAGACGTGCAGCGGCAACGAAGAGATCGTGCCGCTCACGATCCGCACGGAAGTGTAGACCGCCCCGATCGACCAGGCGATGTACTCGTTCATCGGCGCGCCGGCGACCGTCTTCGGGCCGGCGAGCGCCGCGAAGAGGTTCTGCAGCCAGCCGGTCCCGTTGCCCTGCTCGATGCCACTGCGCTCGGCGGGCCGCGGCCGGCCGGCGCGCTGGATGTCGAAACCGAGAAGTCTCATCGATGCCTCAGATCGCGATCACGCCGCGCTCGGCGTATACGCTCGCCGCGGGCTCCGGATTTGCCATCGCCCGCGCGAGCGCCATCAGGAGCGCCACCGCCGGGTCGATCTTCGCGGCGGCCTGTTCCTTGCGCGGGTAGATGTTGTCCTTCTGGTCGCGGTAGCAGGTGACGTTGCTGATCGCCCACGCGAGCACCGGATCGCCGGTGTGGTGGAAGCGCTTCGCCGCGATCAGCTCCTCGAGCTCCTTCATCGCGGGCGAGAAATTGAGCACGGTCGGGCGGAGCTCCACGGCCTGGATGCCGTCCTCGAGCAGCTCGCCCGCGAACTGCGTGAGCTGCGCCGGGTCGAAGGCGACTTCCGCCACCTCGAAAGTGCGGCAGTCGCCGGCGGCATCGCCGCATAGGCGATCGGCCGTCACGCCCCGCTTCGCGCAGGCCGCGCTGCCGAGGAGATCCTCGCGCACCGCCTCGATGTCGAGCACGTCGCCCGGCGTGGTGCGGATCCAGCCCTCGCGCGCCCAGGCCGCCACCTGCTCCCAGCCTTTTTGATCGAGGAGGCCTTGCGGCATGTAGTAGCGTCCGAAGGCGTAGTAATGGCGTCCGTCCGGGGCGCTCCGCCAGAAGACGCGCATGGCGGCAAAGAGATCTTTTTTGAACGCAGCGTCGAGCCCGATCACGCAGGTGGCGCCGGTGAAGGCCTCCGCGGCGAGCGTGCGATCGGCGCAGCCCTCCCACGCGAGCATGTTCATCCAGGGCGCCGCGGCGCCGACCCAGACGTTCAGCCGCTTGGTGAGGAACTCCACCATCGCCGCCGCTTGCACCCGCGCTTTCGCGGCCATGCGGCGCATGTCCTCGACGTCGACCGAGACGCCGTAGAGCGGATTCGCCTTCGCCCAGCTCGCCTCGTCGAGCGGATCGTCCGTGTCGTCGATGGTGTAGATGATGCCCCAGTAGGTCTCGTCGTCCTCGGCCGCGCCTTCCACCTTGTAGCCCATGCCTTCGTGGCGGAGGAGCACCGCGTTCAGGATCTTGGTGAGGTAGGTGCGCTCGTCGTAGCAGACCCCGGCGCGATTCGAGCCGGCGGTGGTGATCTTCCACAGGAGCGGCTGGGCGCGGGCGCCGGCGCCGCTATCGAGCACGTCGTGCACGAGACGCGTCTTGTGCGCATGCAGCTCGTCGATCAGCGCACAGAAGACGTTCAGCCCGTCGAGCGTCTCGCCCTCGGCCGAGAGCGGCACGAACTTGGAGCCGGTGTCGCGCACCACGAGCGAGTGCGTGAGAACCTCGAGGCCGAAGCGCGCACGGAATTCGCCGTCGATGCGCGCCATCTGCTGCGCGATCTCGAAGACGATCCGCGCCTGGTCCTTCTTCGTGGCCCCGCTGTAGACTTCCGCGCCCCACTCCCCATCGGCGGTGAGCATATAGAGCCCGACGCCGGCGAGCTTCGTCGTTTTCGCGTTCTTGCGCGGCTCCTCCTCGTACACCGTGCGGAACCGGCGCAGCCCGTCGGCTTTGCGCTTCCAGCCGAACACGCAGGCGAGGCTGAACGCTTGCGAGGGCGTGAGCTCGATCGGGAGTCCCGCCCATTGTCCCTTCACATGGCGCAGCCGGGCTATGTAATCGCAGATCCGTTGCGCTGCGGC